TTATTAATTATTTATGAAATAATACGTATAAAAACAATGAGAAAATGTCCAAAACCATATATTGAATATAGATACGTACCAAGGTCATTTAAAGATGAACAAGATGAACCAGTACCAATTGATGATATTTTTAATAAAATGTTTGCAAAACCATCACCATGGATGATGAGTAGAGGAATTGGATTAAATGACCGTAGAGATACTGGATTAGCAAATAAGAAAATGAAAGTATAACAATTTTAAACATATTTAAATTTAATATGGATAATTAAATTATAACAATGAATACTTGCCCATTTAAAAAAACATTACCGTTTGATATTGATACTGTTAGAGAAAATCTAATATTTCTACAAAATTCAAGACTTTCAACATTTATTAAGTAAATAAATTTACTTAATAAATGTCTTGAAATGTCTTGAATTTTTTGAACTGAATATATTAAACAACATAGACAGACTCGTATAAAAAACTGTAATTTAGGCTGGATTCATTCATTTTTAAGTGATGGAGAAGATGGATTTATATCAAAATATTTAAATAAATCAGGATCTATAGGTGATTTAAAAACATTAATTTTGGAAGAAAGATTACCAATTGATAAACAAAGAAAATTAGAAATGCAATAAAAATACTATAAAAATTATAAGAGTTAAAAATATTATATAATTCCATATATATATAATGACAGAGGAAACAAGTAAAGAACAACTTACTCAGTTAGATGGCGTTACGACAACTGCACTAAAATCAAATCAAAAGAATCATGCTAATGAAAAAAAAGTTTTGGATCAACGTCATATATCTATTTTAAAACCTATTTTAGAAGATATTGCTATAAAAAATTCAGCTAGAAAAGAAGAAGATTTAGTTAATATTCAATATGTTGGATTAAATGGTCAGCCAACATCGTGCACAGATGAATTTAGAATCCTAAAACTAGAAATAAATCCAAATTGGCTTAGTCAAGACGATAAACAAAAACCAAATAAGCTTAGTCAAGACGATAAACAAATATTAATACCTTTATTAGCAAATATTTTAAAAAAAATAAAAGATTAAATCCTATTTTTAGATAGCAAAAAGATGTAAACATATTAATAATTGAATATTCTATTCAACTAATAAAATTTAATAATTATAAAATTTAATAATTATAAAATTTTATAATTATTAAGTAGAGAAAGAATATTTATCTAACTATTTTAACAATTATGTTTGATTTTTTTGATTCATAATTTATGACATTTCTATGGATGATGAATAGCTGTATTAGATTAAATAATCGTAGAGATACTAGATTAACAAATAAGAAAATGAAAGTATAAAGATCATAATTAGAGAAATACTAAATATAGTTTCTTAACAGCTCAAATAAATCCAGACATTTCAAGATATTTTCTATGCCATACCAAAATATTAAAAATTAAATAAAATAATATAAAAATTATAAGAGTTAAAAATATTATATTATTCAATATATATATTATGACAGACAATTTAACTTTAGAAGAAAGACAAAGTTTGAAGAATAAATTTTCAGATTTAGATGTGAAAAAAGCTGGTTTTATTACAACTGTGCAATTAAGAGAGTTTTTGCGAATTGAAAAACTACACCTAGAATTTGATGATCAAGAATTTGAAGAATTTTTAAATAAGTTTGAGATTGAGGAAAATAAGGTTACATTTGAAGCATTTTTAAAACTTATGACTACAAAGATTGAATATAAAACTGAATTACAGAAATTATCAGAAGCATTTGAATCAGCTGATTCAAATGGTGATGGTGTAATTTCACGTGATGAAGCTAGTGAACTTTTACGAAATTTAGATCCCAACTTAAGTAATGCGGACTTAGTGGCTCTAGATAATGATAAAGAAACAAGATCTACTTTAGATGTATTATTAGATGTATTTAGTGTTTATGATGAAGATGGTTTTATTTCACGGGAAGGTATTATGAAAATGTTTAGTGATTGCGGTATAAAAATATCAGATGATGATATTAACGCAATATTTTATTCAAATTCAAATATTGATGTTGATGGCGATAATCGTCTGGGCCCTGAGGAGTTTTGTAAATTGTTAGGATATGTAACATTATAAGTGATACAAATACTATTAGTGAAAATGTGTCGAAATATCTTGAATTTTTGAACTGACGGTAAAATAGGCCTTAAATAGTTTCTTAAGTTCAAATTAATAAATATGATCTTTATAATTATAAAATTAAGTATTATAATTATTAAGTATAATAATTTTATCTAACCATTTTAACGACTATGTTTGATTTCTTTTTTGATCCATAACTTAAGACGTCAAATAGTTGTTGTTTATTTTGATAATCTGGATCATATCTTTCTTCGTGAAATTTCAAAAATGCAGGAGAACCTATTTTAAAATTAGGGACTTTCTTAGCTTTAAACCAGAACACTTTTTTAGATAGATCGGTAGTTTTAATACGATTATTAATTACCATACAACCATAATTTGAAGTGACTTGTAGGAAAACTTGTTCAAAAAGATCAAATTTAGGAAAGACGCCTGCCCAATGTTCCCATAGTTTTTTTCTTGATGCTGCATTATCTTCACCTAATAAAAAGATAAAATTAAACTGAGTACGAAGTTCTGGTTGAATACCTAAACAGTATTGCATTGTCAAAATGAATGTTAATTTAAAATGTCTTCCTTGATTCATAATTTCGAGTATATTAGGATCTTTTAACCATAAATGTTTAGCAGCCATACAGTCATCCATAACTAAAAAAGTTCTTGGATCTAATGCATTCTTGCCTTTTTTTTCTCTTTCTTCATTCTTATTAAGAATTTTTTTTTGTCTACCTAAAATATGTGGTATAATCTCTGGTTTATAATCATGATGTATAAATGCAGAAGGTAAAAAATCATCAAAAAATTTGTTCATTTTATCAGTAGGGGCAATTACTGTCCCACATGGAATATCTTTCATTTCATATAATATATTTCTAACAATCCATGATTTACCTGAACCAGATGGTGCAATCATAACTATACGTGGATGAATATATGCTCCATCATCGTCTTTAATTAAAGTTTCAACTTTAAATTCATCTAATTTAAGTGTTTGACCTGGAATATCAACGTCCATTTAATAATTATATACTCTAGTTAGAAAATATAATTTATTTAAGCTATTATATTAAAAATTTTAACTGTGTAAGAAAATTTATTAATCATCATAAAATTAATAAATATCTCTACATAAATCAAGTAATTTGAGCAATACTATAATTAAAAATCCGCCATATCTGTTATAATATTTTGCTTGATAACTGAATAACCATTAATATATGAATTAATATATGGTTCAGTAAATTTATAAATTATAAATCCAATTATTGTAACCATCATTGGTACCTTTATTGACACATTTTTTGACGATAAATAACATTTATCACAATCACATTTTTTATGTAATTTATGATCTGCATAGATAATAAAATATATTGTTAGAAATAATATTAAAGATCCTAATATCTCTTTTTGATATCATAATTATATTTAGATATAATTATTCATTAGATTTTTTTATAAGTTAGAATTCTTATTAAAATATTTTTTTTTATTTCCATTAGATGACTTATCTTTTGTCCTATCAATCGATGATACGTCCTCCATTATAGATTTAAAATTAGCAGAACTATTACCATCTAAAATTTGATCATAATTAATAAATGATTTACCTCCAATTTGATTTTTATATTGTTTTGAGTTTGTTAATACACTTGTAAATGCATTTATATTTTGTTCTGATATTTGATTTGTTCCATTATTATCATATATCTCTGCTATTTCTTCTTTGTTTGAATATTGTCTAAAATATGATACACTAGCATCATCATCTGTTTCATCCTTTAATGATCTTGATTTTGATAATTTGGATGATTTGGATGATTTTGATGATTTAGATGATTTAACTGAAGCTGATAAATTATTTGAAGCATTATGAGTTGATTTCTTATTTACACTATCATCAGATTCAATTGATTCGGATGACTCAGTTTTCTTTTTAGTATCAGTTTTAGTATCAGTTTTAGTATCAGTTTTAGTTTTGCTTAGATTGTATTTATCATTTGATTTATCATTTGATTTAGAAGTATTTTTTACAGTTTCAGATCTTACTGATTCAGATCTTACTGATTCAGATCTTACTGATTCAGATCTTACTAATTCAGATCTTACGATTTCGGCTTCAACTGTTGTTCTTTTTTCTGATTCTTTAATAGCTTGTTCAGTTTTATTAAGTAAAATTTGATTAGTTTTATTTTCAATTGGTGAAATATTTTGTTTTGCAAGTTCTTGTAATGCTTTAAAATTCTCAGTTGAGTTTATAATTGCTTTTATTTTGGGTGTATCTATTTTTACATTAAAAATATTACTATCTTGATTTGGTTGTGTTTGATCTATTTGTGATTGATTTAGTTGTGACTGAGTTTGATTATTTGTGTTTGATTTATTAATATTGGTTTGTGATTTTGTTGCACTATCATTCTTTTTAACAAGTTGGAACATTTCATCATTATTAATAGGATCTTTATTAAGCATATGACGTAAATTATTATAATCAGAATCAGGAATAGAATTTTCAAAATCATCAGTTTGTGCTTCGAATGTATTACCCAAATAATTTTGTAAAACTAAATTCATTGGTAATAACTTTCTTATGGATTGTTCTATACTTTTTTTAATAACATCTGTGGCCTCACGTTGATTTTTTTTTAATTCATATGAATTATATTTGTGATAAAATAAATATGGATTCTGAAAAATATTTCTAGCAACCTCCATATAAGAATTATGAATAAATTTTTGTGTTGTAATATCATGTTTAATACGCAAATTATCTTTTTTTTCAGGAGGTGTATTTGTTAAAATCATTATATTGGACTTTATTACTGCCTTTATTAAATCTTCTACTATTTCTCCCTTGGGTGAAACTTTAACAATACGATTAGTTTCTTGTTCTATCAAATACTCATTCCATGAAGGAATCTTTCTTAATAAATTTTGAAATAATCTTAATTCTTCTCCATCAGAAGAACTTGTTTTCGCATCCTCATATATTGAAGATATTCCCTCGTACAAAAGAGGTGCTAATGCATTTACTAAATGGATAGTATATTCTTTTTTTGTTTCTACTAGATATAGATAATAACTCATTGTCTAATATATTTTATATATAAATTTTATTCAAAAAACTTATATATATTCAAACTTAATATTTTTAATTTATTTAATGGGATAAAGTATTATAAAAACTCTCTAATGATTGACTGTCATCGTATTTTGTATCTGTAAAGCCCTTTGGATCATTAAAATGTTCATCTGAATCATCTATACGCTGTCCATTGCGTTTTTTATTTTTTTCGTTATTACTAGCACCACTACTAGAAATGGTACCTCCGTGTCTGCCACCACCACCACGAGCACTACTTTTACTGGGAAAATATTCATTACTAGTATGTTTAGAAGGATT